GTCTCCAGTGCGTCGGCGACCGAGTGGCGATTGACGTGCAGGCTCCAAGCCCAGGTGTCACCGAGCGGGTGGTCGACGCCGAACAGCGTAGTGCCGTCGGAGGAGTCGTCCACGTCCTGGCTCGAGCTCGCTCCGGACCCCGGGTCGAAGCCGCCGTTGTCGAGGGAGACGTCCAGCCCGATGCCGAAGCCGATGCCGTTGATAGAGTCCTCGTCCGGCAGTAGCTCGAACTGGAAGTCGTCCAGGGCAATCATCAGTTGCTCCCCGCGTAGGCGCCGCCACGGCGGATGCGCCGTGCAGCAAATAGTACCTCGTCGGCCACGTCGGACGCCTTGGTGTTGCTGCCGTGCATGTTGATGTCGATGTCGATGCCACCACCGGTGCCACCGTTCTTCATGCCCTCGAACTGCTTCGAAGTGAAGACCGGCTCCGGCTTGCCCGTGAGGTTGACGACCTGAGTCAGGCCCGGGGGCAGGAAGCCGCCGTTGTCGTACATCATCGTGCCGTTGTCCTGCATCGGGACCGTGCCGCCATCGCTGTACCAGCCGTGGCCTTCGTGGAACTCCTTCGCCTTCTCGGGCGTGCCGTAGCGGTCCTTGACGTAGGACAGCATCTGGCGCATCTGAACGGTCGGGTCGTTGCTCTTGCCGCCGTACTGCCGGGCGGTTCCGTCTAGCAGCTGACCGAGGCCGAACGCGGTCGAGCTCGGGTTGTCGGCGTTCGGGTTCCAGCTGGACTCCTTGTTGACCAGCCAGTCGATGGCCTGCCACTGCGAGCCGGCCCAGCCGAACATGTTCTCGGCCATCGTCTTCATCTGAGCCTTCAGGCCTGTGACGTCGTCGCTCTGGCCGCCGCCAAGGCCCGGGATGATGCCGGTGATCAGGCTGCTCATGCCCTGGATGATCGACTCGGGGATCGCCTTCAGCATCTGCGTCAGGCTGTTGTCGCCCCATTCGCTGGTCAGCTTGTCGAGCTGGCCGGTGATCTTGCCCTTCAGCCAGTCGACGGGGTTGCTGATGGCATCCGTTACCCAGTCGAGCAGGCCGGACGCGCCGCCGAGCAGCTTGCCCAGCAGGCTCTTGTCCTTCGCGACGTTCGGGCCGTCGTCCTTGCCGCCGAGGCCGTTCCCGCCGTTCATGTAGTCGCGCGCCTGCCGCTGGGCGGCCGGGCTCTCAGTGGGGTCGCCGATCGCGACACCGTGGATGTGGTTCGGCCACGGGCCCTGCGAGGGGTCACGGTGCCAAGCGGCGATGCCGACTGCGCGCATGGCGCCGACCAGGATGTCACCGATGACGCCGCCTGGCCAGTGCGCGTCGAATACGCCGCCGCCCGCGTGAGTAGAGCCTGAGGCGGCCACGGCGGTCGAGTAGGAACCCTGCGTGATCTTGATGGTCTGGCCGGACAGCTTCTCGGCCGCCTGGATGAGCTGGATGGTGTAGTAGTCCAGCGCCTTGCCGCGCCAGGTGGTCCGGTCGTAGATACCCACGCCGGAGCCGCCACGGTCGACCTGGCCGCCGTTCTTGAAGCCGCCCAGGAAGCGAGCGACGCCGGAGGTGCCGTACAGCTTGGCGCGCTTGTTGATCTCGTCGACCCAGGGCCCGCCCAGGACGCGCGACGCCTCCGGGCGCAGTACTGCCTCGCCGCCGCCGACGGCGATGATCTGGTTATCCCGGCCCGGCATGTAGCCGAAGCGGGTGCCGTAGCTGGAGTCGGGAACGCGGGACGTGCCGTTGGCGTAGCCCGGCGGGGGCCACGGGATGGGGGTGACCGGCTCCACGCCAGGGAAGTGCCCCACCAGGGAGTTGAAGCCGGCGATCAGGCCCTTGTTAATGACGGTGTCCACCAGGAAGCTGATGGGCTTCTTGGTGATGTCGACCAGGCTTTCCCAGATGCTCTTGATGAGGCCGACCGCCGTGACGAACGCGCCGACCAGGCCGCCCCCGTTGGCATTGCCGGAGACGTCCACGCCGAGCTTGTCCGCGATGGTCGTGAAGACCGGGGCGAGCGTGTGCTCCCAGATCCACTTGATGCCGTCGAAGAGCTTGCCGAAGCCCTTGCCGATCAGGTCCAGAACGGGCTGCACGAAGATTATCCAGAGGTCCTGGACGACCGTGCCGAAGGCCTTCAGGACCGGCCACATGATGTGGTTCCAGTTCCAGGCGATCTTGTTGAAGACCTCGGAGACCAGACCCCAGATGGCGTTGAAGACCGGCTTGACTGCCTCGTTCCAGAAGCGCCACAGGCCTCCAGCGAAGTCGACGATGAGCTTCGCCTGCGTCGCCATCTGGAACTGCCAGACCTTGAAAGCGAACTCGATGACCGCCGCGATGGCGGGCCAGATGAAGTCGATGATCTTCTTGAAGTCGGAGTTGGTGTTGTACAGGAAGACGATCGCGGCGGCCAGTGCCACGACGGCCACGACGACCAGACCGATAGTGGAGCCAGCGATCACGGCGATCAGACTGATGATGCCGGACAGCGCCTGGAACGCGACGACCAGGGCCAGGACGCTGCCGATGATCCCGCCGAGGACCTTGGGGTCCATGTTCGCGATGAACTCGAGGAAGCCGGTCAGCGCCTTGAGGATGTCGTCGGCGAAGGGCGCGACCGCCTTGATGATCGCGAGGAACGCGCCAGCGAGCGCCTTCAGGAAGTCCTTGACGTCGGGCGCGACCTCGCGCACGTAGGCCAGGAAGTCGGTGAGCGCCTTGTGGCCCTCGGGGCTCTTGGCCCAGGCCAGTACGGCGTCGGACCACTTGACGATGTTGTCGGCGATCTCGACAGCGAGCGGCGCCAGGCCGGTGGCCAGCACGGCGAACACGGTCAGCCAGTCCAGGAACGCCTTGCCGAAGTCCTTGGTGATGACCGGCGCGATGTCGCTGATCGTCTTGAAGAAGGTCTTCCACTCCTTATTGGTGAAGACCTCTGCAGCGAACTTGGCGGCCTGGCCGAACAGGGTCGACATGGTGCCAACGAACGTCTTGAGGTCGGGGCCGTACGTCTTCAGTAGGAGCTTCAGCGCGTCGGTCAGGCCAGGCAGGAAGCCCTCCTGAGCGATGTGCTGGATCTCGCGGAAATCGTCGCGCAGGCTGTGGATGAACAACGCGAAGGCCTGGCCAGCCGGAGACAGCTTGCCCATCTCCTCGGCGACCTTCTGGGCCGACGCCTTGCTCTCGGTCAGCGCGGTATTGTAGTCCTCCTGCGACTGGATCAGGTTTCGCTGCGCGTCGGCGATGCTCTGCTGGCCATCAGCGATAGCACGGTCGAGCGTCCGGCGAGCATCCGAGACAGCCTGCTGGCCGTCGGTGAACGTACGGTTCTGCTGCTCGACGGCATCCTTGACCGACTGGGCGCTGTCCAGCCGCTGCTGCGTGAGGTCCTTGTCAGCCTGCTTCAGGTCCTTCTGGGCCTGCAGCTGGTCTTCGAGCGCGGAGGTCAGGCGCTCCTGCGCCGTCTTGACCTTGTCGGACCCGTTTACACCCTTCTTCTGCTCCTCGGCGAGCTTGGTGGTTTCCTTGCGGATGTCCTCCAGGCGCAGCTGCGCGCTCTTGAGGTTGATGTCCGCCTGGTCCTTCTCGAGGTTCGTCGAGCCAGGGTCGGCCTGGATCGCGTTGTTCTGGACGGTCGCATTGAACAGGTCGATGACCGCCTGGCGCTCGTCCAGGTTGTTCCGGCGCTGCTGGGCGGCGAGGTCTTCGAGGTCCCGCTTGGCCTGGACGCGCGCCTCGTTGAGGTCAAGCTGAGCCTGCGTCGCGTCCTTCTGCGAGCGAGATAGCTCCTTCTCGGCGTCCTGCTGGCGCTTGATCGCGGTCTCGATCGCCTCGGCGGCCTGGCGGCGTGCGTCGGCGGTCCGGCGAGCGGCATCCGTGTTCGCCTGAGCGGTGTCGGCGATCGTTCGGCTGAGGCTGCGCTCTGCGTCACTCTGAGCCTGAGCGGCGTTCTCGCGGGCACGGACCAGGCTGCGCTGGGCGTCCTGGACCTGACGGGCGGCGTTGCCTACCGTCTTCGCGCGCTGCTGCTCTTCCTTTGCGGCGTTGTCCTGCTGGTCGTTCAGCGCCTTGATGGCGGCGCCGACGCCCTTGAATGCAAGGAACAGTACGCCGAGGCTTGCGGCTCCGGCGATCGCAGCCACGCCCAGGCCGGCCACACCCGCAGAGGCGACGGCCAGGATCGGGATGAGCGCGGCGCCGGCGGCCGCTACGGCCAGCACGGCGAAGCTGAAGAAGCGGAACGAGTTGGCAACGTCGCGGCCATCAATGCCGATCTTCTTGAGCATGCGGTCGAGCACCGACAGGTTCTGAGTGGTATTCTTCGACCCCTCCTCCTGCAGCTTGATCTTCGCCTTCTTGCCGTCCAGAACCTCGCGCTTGCGCTCGACGGTCTCTAGCGCGGTGAGCGCATCGGTGGCGTCGGCGTGGATCTGGATCGAGGTGGTGGTTGCAGCCAGGTGCGCCAGGTCGCGCTCGACCTTGGTGATCTGGCGGCTAGCGTCCTCGGCCGAGATGTCGATGCCGATACGCTTGGTGCCCAGCGTCGCCAGGCTCGCCCGGATCCGGCTGACTTCGCGGTCGACGCTGTCGCCGAGCGCTTCGCCAGCCTTGGACAGGCGGCTCTTGATCGTCTTCTCCAGTGAGCCGATCTGGCGCTCGACCTTAGGCAGGTCGAAGTGCGGGGTGATGTCGATCTGCGGCTTGAGAGCCTCGACCTCCTTGATGAACCCGCGCCAGTTCTGCAGGCCCTTCTTGGTGTCGAACTTGACGTCGATGTCGAGGTCCTTCGACAGCTCCTCGAGCACTGCCTCGACCTTGGCCGCCTCGGACAGGAGGCCCTTGACGTCCATGCCCGGCTCGATCTTCGTCTCCGAGAGGGCCTTCAGCGAGGCCTTCACCTTCTCGAGCTCGGCCAGCGTCTTGGTCGACGCGGTGTTCAGCTCGATGGGCTTGATCTCGCGCTGCATGCTCGCGATCGACTTCTCCAGGCGCGTCCGGAAGGCGCCCGCGTACTTCTCGGCCGCCTTGTCGCCGGCCTCGTCCGCACCCTTGCTGGTCTCCTCGCCGAGGATCTTGGAGATCTTGGCGGATGCCTTCTTGGCGCCGGACTCCGCGCCCTTCTGCAGACTCTCGTCCAGCGAGTCGGCCAGCGCCTTGGCCATTTCCTTGTTCGCGTCCTGGAAGCCGAGGTACGACGGAACGACCTGGAGAATGATGGTGCCTGCGGTGTACGGCACAACATCCTCCAGGTCGATCGAGCGGGCGTCGCTCTAGTCTATCAGGTGCGCTTTTCGGAACCGTCGGGGTTGTACTTGTGGGGCAGCATCTTCGCGCGGAGCATATTGTGGACCTTCAGCTTCCGCGCCAGTGTCGCCTTCTCCTTGGCGTCGGCGATCAGGCTGTCGGGGCGGCTGGCGGCCACGAACTTACCAGGCTTCCCTCCGTTTACACCGATGAGAGTCATGCGGAGCATCTGAAGTTCGTCCTTGATGTCTGCCAGCGCGGCCACTTCCGGCGACCAGGTCTGCCAGCCGGGTCCACTCTTGTCCTGCTCGGCTCCGGGGTTCGCGACCAGCCACGCAGCCACGGCCTCGGCATGCTTCGGGTCGTGCATCATCGCGTTGTAGTAGTGGCTGTTCTGCGGGAGGTGATCGATCAGGTTGAGCAGCTCGGCCCACCGCCTCGCCCGCCACATAGCTCCGACATCCTTGCCGGGGTAGTGGCGGGCGAAGTCAGCCTCGATGTCAGATCGGTAGGAACCGATCAGATGACAGAGCCGGCGCCTTTTCCCAGTTCCGGGAGCTTGAAGTGGGCGGCGTACAGATCCATGAGTCGGTGGAGACCCTCGATCGGCATGTCGTGCTCGCGCAGCCACTTCCGGTCCTCGTCCGACTTGGTGACGTGGCGGAGTAGCTCGATCGGCTGTTGCATCTCGGCCAGGATCTTCCAGTCGACCAGGTTCGGGTCACCGAGTTCGATGACCCGGCCGGCCAGCTTGAAGGTGAACGGTTCGTGCTCGTCGTACTCGAGGGTGTCGAGGTCGATCGAGATCTTTTCGTCGAGCGGGCGTGCAGCCATGATGGGCGGGCCTTTCCGGGTCAGCTGTTGCGGGGGTTGGAGCCAGCGGCCTTCTTGGCCTCGGCTTCCTTCTTGTCGGCTTCGGCCTTGGTGTTCGCCGACTCGTCGGCAGCCTTCTGGGCCGCCTTGGTGTCGACCTGCTTGTAACCACGCGCCACCAGGTTGACCTCGTCGGTCGGGGTGTGCGCCACGCGGTTCGCAAGCTTCTCGTTGACGTGGGAGAAGAATTTCGGAAAATCGCTCATGGCACGAGGATACACCATGCCCGAACGTGGAGGAACCCCACGGCAGCCCGCCCAGGGACCGTGGGGTTCCAGCTCGGAGGGACCGGCCTAAGCCAGGCCCGCCGGGTCCATTACCAGCCCATCTCCGTCAACAGGGCATTCCAGCCCGCGCCGGCGAAGTACCACTTCTCGGAGAAGCCGAGCGTGTCGTCGACCTCACCGGTGAAGGTGAACGGGTAGGAGATCGGGTCATCGCCGCCACCGAAGGCCTGCTCGCCCTGGTTGGACTTCTTGGCGCGCGGCAGGAAGCGGCCGATGTAGATCTCGCCGCCGTCGGACAGGTCGACCGCCAGGCTGAACAGGCGGTAGTACGAGCCTGCGGGCCGAGTCGGCTTGGCGAACGCGACCTCACCAGTGGCCGTGGTCGGAGTCAGGGACGCCACGTCGACACCCGAGAGGATGCCGATGGTGAGGGCCTTGGTCTCCTGCGCGGTAACCGTCAGGGTCGTGGTGTCGGAGATGATGTCGGTCCGGGTCGGGGTTACCGAACCCCAGGACTGGACATCGCTCGTGGTCACGTCGGACGCCAGCGAGACGCCGTCGGTGGAAAGCAGACCCAGGTCGTCCCAGCCAGTCGGCAGGGCGACCAGGTCGATGACCTCGTTCGGCGCGGTGCCGGTCTTGGCCGTCAGGTTGGTGAACACGGCCGAAGGCGTGCCCGCTGCGTCGGCGAAGGGCGCGACGAAGACGGAGCCGTCCAGGGCCTTACGGATCAGCTCGCGCTGCTTGTTCTTCAGAGCGTCGTACGAAGGCACTGTGGCCGTCCTCTCGTTCGAGTTATCGCCGGAGCGAGAACTGGTAAGTCGCTGCTAGCCGTCGGTACGAGGAGTCGGGGTACGGCACCTCGCTGAACGACCGGGTCTCGTCGACCGAGTCCAGCACAGCGACGCCGGACGGTGTCGCTATGCTATGAGGATATCCGAGGAAGAGCATGCTGATCGACTCAGATAGCGCTTCCGCCTGGGCGTATGTCGGAGCAACCACATCGACGTCCACTAGCGGGTAGTCGTTGAGCTTGGTCCGGCCGGGGGCTGGGAGCCGCTCGAGCCGCACGAAGTAGCCGTTCTCGTCGTCCGGAAACACCAGGCCGACGTGATCCTCGTCCGGAAGTTCGGTCGGGAAGGCCTCGCGCAGGAGCACCGACAGAACGTCGGCAATGTTCTTGTAGCGTGGCAGTACGTCGCTCATGCCTTGCCTCCCATCGGTACGTGATACTTGGCGCCGGCCTTGCCCAGCCAGCGGCGCGGCTTGTTCCGGGCTCCACCCTTGCCGCCGAACTCCTCGGGAGCGGCCGCCGGGTTGCTGGAGTAGACTTCTGCCCCGACGCGCGGGGCGCCGCCGAGTACGACGGGCTCCGGGTGCTCGTTGACGTGGTAGTCGTCAGCGAGGTGGACGCCCTTGGTGCTCTTCGACCGGGTCACGGTCACGGCCAGCTCGGCGACGATCGCCTTGGCGACCTCCACGCAGGGCCGACGCGCCTGCTCCGAGAGCATGAACTTCTGCATATCGGGCAGGTTCTTCTTGTAGATCCCCTTGACCGGCATCAGGATCCCGTCCCCTTCAGCACCATGAGCGTGTGCTTCTCGCCGCCCAGCGGGTAGGGGCCGGGGACGCCGTCGATGTCGTACTTCTTGCCGTCGTACGTGACGCGGTCGCGCGCACTCGGGATCGGCTTGCCAGGAGAGATGTAAACGTTCCAGCCTGCGACGATGATCCCGCCACGGTCGAGCTCGTCAGTACTGCGCGGCCAGACGATGACGTTCTTGATCGGGTACGCCGTACCGTACGTCGGATCGCCGTGGGAGTCGTTCTTGGTCCACGGCTCGACGGAGATCTCCTGGGTGCCCTCCATGGTCTTAGACTACCCCGACCAGGTCGACGGTGCACATGCCAGCCTGCGCCGAGGCGACGACGGCCGTAGCAACAGCGGCGCCAGCGGAGCCAGCCACCGCCTGGTCGGCGTCTACGATCAGCGACGAGCAGGCTCCGGCGCCGGAGCCCAGCGCGACGGTGCGCCGCGTGGTCCCGCCCGGGTCGGTCCAGCCGGTGTTCGTGCTCGACTTCTCGAAGTACAGCCGGACTAGCTTATGGTTGGCTGTCGTCGTGGTGATCGTCGGAGCGCTGTGGCCGACCTGGTTGGTCGACTCGGAGGCGTGGCCCGGGGTCGCGCCGATCGCCGCATTGCTGTACGCGGCCAGGGCGGCCGTGAACTTCAGGGCGCCGGTCGCGTTGGAGAAGACCGGCGCGGCCTGGCCGGACGTGGCAATGCGGTACCCAGCCCACCAGCTAGAGCTCGAGAGGACGGCGGGCAGCGTCGGCGAACCGGGCAGGGCCGTCCAGCCAGCGGGCGCGGTCAGCGTACCGGCGGCGTTGTTGATCGCGAAGATCCCGACGATCAGGTCGCCGATCTGCCAGCCAGGGGGCAGCGCCACGGTCGCATTGGTGGGCGTGCCGCCCGTGCCCGACGCTGAGCTGGCCGCCCGGAACACCGGGAAGCCAGTATCGGCTGGCGGGCTTCCGCCGGTGATGATCATGTGATTGGCGCCATCCCAGCGGACCCACCTCCCGCCGATCATGTGATTGGTGCCGTTCCAGCGGACAGTTTCACCGCCGATCTTGAAGTTGGTCCCATCCCAGCGGACCTCTCCATTGCTCACGGGCGGATCGTCTCACCGGTCGTGTCGTACCAGAAGGCGTTCGTGGACCAGCCGGTGGTCGATGGCGGGGATGAGAAAACCCCCTTGAAGTCCATCAGGTTGGCGCCAGTAACTCGACCAGTTACCACCAGCGTGCCCGCGACAGTCGCATTGCCGCCGACGGTGAGGTTGGACAGGGTCGTGATGGCGCCAGCCGAGTCGACGGCGAACAGTGCGGTACGCGTGCCCTCGCGGTGGTCGGTGACCTCCATCATGTTGCCGGTGTGGTTCGTGTCGGCGATCAGGTCCTTGACGAACAGGCGCCACGGCACGGTGTTGGTCTTGCCGGGCATGCCGCGCCACTCGCCGAACTCGTTGTACCAGCCGACCAGCTTCGAGGCGCCGCCGTTCGGCGTCCACCAGAGCTCGAACATGTTGGCCCAGGTCGAGTCATCCGTGGCGTCGCCGACGCGGACGATCTTGATCTGGAACTGGGTCGGCGACACGTTGACCGACGAGGCGACCTGGTTCAGCTTCAGCGCCAGGGAGGTCGCGACCGCCGAGGCATCAGCCTTCAGTGCCAGCGCGGTGTTCACCGTGCTGGCGTCCGCCTTGGTGCCCAGGGCCGTGGTGATCGCGTCGACCGCCGTCTGGCTGGCCTTCGCGGCGATGGCCGAGTTGGTCGACGAGACGAACGCGTCATACGTCGCTGCCGACACCTTGCCAGCCAGTCCAGACGTCAGCGCGGACGCGTCAGCCTTGGCAGCCAGGGCTGCGTTTACAGCAGTGGTGTCCGCCTTGGTGCCGAGTTGCGAGTTGACCGTGGCCGCGACGGCCAGGCCGGCGACGGCCGTGTTGATGTCCGCCTGCTCGACCTTGTCCGCCATGTCGCCCTGAAGGACGACCATCGCGTCCTGCACGGCCGCCAGGTCGGTCTGGAGCTGAGTGATTACCTCAGGGTCTCCGCCGCCAACAATGGCAGCGATCTGCGTCTCCAGATCGACGCGAAGAGCATCGAGCTCGCTCGCGACAATGCTGTCGACGTCCATTGCAAAACCCTGCATCAGGGCACCTCCGGGTTCAGTGCGTCGGTCTCCCAGGAGTCGCCGTAGGGAATCAGCCAGTCAGAGCCGGAACTGTCCGGCAGAGCGATCTGATCGATCTTCGGCTCGTCGCCGCGCGTAGTGGTGATGGTCCAAAGGCCACCGAAGTCGCCCCCGGCGGTCTGTCGCATTTGCTCGAGCTCGCTGGCCTCAGCCTCGGTGAGCTGCATGGCGGCCGCCATCTCGGCGAGCATCGTCTCCGAGATCGGGCCGACGCCTTGCGCGACGATCGATCGCCAGTTGGTGTATGTCCGCGCCGCGACCAGTAGAGCGATCGTGCGGGCGCGCGCGGGGACGAGCGTCGGATCCAGGGGCCAGGTGGCAGGAATGCCAGCGGCTCCGATGACTAGCTCGTCGGCCTTCTCCAGAATGAACTGCGCGCGCGGGTCCGCCTCGACCTCGACCGGATCCTTCCCGGTCCAGAGAGCGAGGTGCGCGAGAGTTTCCAGAGTGTCGGCCATGATCTCAGGGTAACGGAAGCGGCCCCGCCAGCGCGATGCTGACGGGGCCGTTCAGTGATCCGAGGATCAGGGGAGCACGGAGCCAGAGCCGGTGAACTGGAACTTGACCATCCGGACATTTTTCCGGGTGCCCACGGGGTTCACGGTGACCCCGGTCGGGTACTCGTCGTCGTCCAGGTCGCCGTCCTCGTAGATCCACTTGCCGTCGGCGGTGCGCTCGTCCCGGACGTCGTTCAGGCCCAGGTAGCTCGACACGACCGAACGGTCCCGAAGGTAGTTCGAGTCGTAGTCGAAGATGAGCCGCATCGCGTAGCCGTTGTTGCTCAGCTGCGCGCCAGCCGTCGCGCCCGCCGGGATCACCGGGGACAGGTTGGCCAGAAGCAGGGCGCTCGGGGAGAGGTAGTATGCCTCGTTCGGGTTCAGACCGTTGTGCTCGATCACGACCGAGCCGGCGAGGCGACCGATGATGGCGTCGCGGAGAGCCGGGGTGCCGGTCTCGCCAGTGGAGGTGAACAGCGACAGGCGGTCCGACGCGATGAACGCGGCGGCGACGTTGGAGCCCACCAGGAAGACGCGACCAGCGGTCGGCGCGACCTTCTTGGAGTCCATCAGCCGCTTGGCCTCGACCGCGTACAGGTGCGGGTCGATGCTGTCGAGCGCGACCGACGGCAGGATGAGGTCCGAGTGGACGGCTGCGGACCGGAGACCGGCCACGACCTTCGCCTCGTAGTCAGCCGCGATGGCCTCGGTCTGCGGGCCGACGACCTCGTTGGTGAGGTTGATCTCGTCCATCGTCAGGTGCTCGTCCGTCAGCGCGGTGGCCGAGTAGACGTGCTTGTTGAGCTTGACGGGCATCGAGGCGAGGCCTTCGATGTCGTCCAGCACGATCGGGTTGTTGCGGGTGCGCCACTCGTAGTCACGGGCGACGGCTCGCAGGCCCGGGATGCGCATGTTGACCGTGTCACCCTTGGCGCCCTTGAAGGCCTCGCCAGACATCCGGGTTACGACGTACGGCGCGACCAGCTGACGCTGCAGCAGGGGCAGCGCATACTGGACGATCTTGCGCGGCTTGGCCTTGAGAACGGCCACGGTGACCTCCTATGGTCGAGAGTTCCGCTTTGGTCTCCGTGGCCGGTGACCTGCGGTATTCGTCAGAAAAGCGGGTTCGTGGAGCTGTACTGAGCGATGAAGCCGTCCACGTCGACCTTGTCGCCTGCTCCCCCTGCGGGGAGACCGTTGTTCAGCGGGGCCGGGGGCTTGCCGCCGAGGGGGTTCGGGGTGTTATCGTCGTCGTCGTCCGTCTGCTCGGCCTTCTTGGCCAGGCCTCGCTCGACCAGCGTGTCCGCCATCGCCTCGATCTCTTCAGCCGTATCCAGCTTCGCGAAGAACGCGAGGTCAGCCACCGGGTCGAGACCCTTGGTGCTGAGGATGTTCAGTTTGGTCGCATTCAGCTCGGCCGTCTTGACCTTGCCGCCCATGTCCTCCACCAGCTTCATCAGCTTGGTGATTTGCTCGTTCGCTTTGTCATCACTCTCGGCAGGCTTGTCCCCTGCGGGCTTCGCTGCTTCGAGTTCCGTCACCTTGGTCGTCAGTTCCGTGACCTTGGTGGCGTTGGTGTCGCGGGCTACTTGAGCCTTATCCTTGTCCGAAAGCAGGTTCCAGATGTACTTCTTGAGCTTCACCGGATCCAGCGTCTGCGAGTCGGCTTCCACCGGGCTACCAGTGGTGTCGACCTCCCAGGGGGCCTTGTACTCCTCGAACTTCGGAACGGGCATGGTGTCCTCCTACGGACGTCGAAGGCGACCACCTGCGGTCACCCGTTGCACTCAGGATATGCGGGTGGCCGGAGGCGCTGCCACCCGATCAGGAAAGTCGTCTCAGCGCTTGGATCGGGTCTTGTAATCCCGGCCCTCGTATGCAGCGCGGAACTTGCGCGCCTTCTCGACGCCGAAGACGTCGCCGGTCACGTCCGCCCACAGCGACTCCCACTGCGCAGAGTGCTCGGGGAGCTCCGACTTATTGGAGAAGGACGGCTCCATCGTGCACTGGCAGGAGTCGTGCACCTTCGCCTTGCCAGCGCCGTCGAAGAGCCGGTTCGAGTCGTCGAAGGCGTGCTTGCCGTAGTCGAAACCACGGCTGGCGAGCATCGCGCAGAAATAGCAGGGGTTGGCCTGCGTCACCCGCGCCCAGCCGAGCGCCAGGTGGTCGTTTACAGCAGCCTCGCGCATCGTGTGTCGGCCGCCGTCCAGCACCAGGCGGACAGCAGCCGCCGACGAGGTCTTGGCCGAGGCGCGGAAGGCGTCGTCCATCAGCGCCTTCTCGACGCGCGGGTCCAGATCGTCCAGCTCCTTGATCCGGGAGACGCGCCGCTGGTACGCGATCGGCCCCGTGACGCGCAGGGAGGTCTCCACCTGCTCGACCAGGAGCTCGGGTGTCGCCGGGATCGTGAACCGGGGCGCCTCCGGGACCTCGAGCTTCCGGAACGCCGTGTAGTAGATCCGCGTCGACTGGGCGGAGCGATCCCGGCCATCGAAGATAGCCTGGATCAGCTTCCGCATCCAGATCGTGGTCGTCGCCTCCAGGTCGTTTGGCTTGACCGTCTTCAGCCACAGACCCAGAGCCAGCACGGCGATGCTCTGGCCGCGCTTGGCCTGGGTGGTCCGATGTGCCTGCGTCAGCAGGGCGCCGTTCTTCGTGGTACTCACTGCTTGCCCGGCTTCCCGGTGACCTTCTTGTCGTTGCTGGAGCCGCCGGTCTGGACCGGCGGTACGGCGTCGTTCATCTGCTTGGCCGCGTCGGCCGCCTGGGTGGCTTCCATCTCGGCCAGTACTGCGTCGATCAGGTCGCCCGACTGGATCAGGGCCTTCGCCCGCTCGGTCTTCTGCTGCGACCAGTTCGGCAGCTCCTCCCACAGCATCTCGACCGGGATCTTCAGTCCGGTCGCCGCCAGGGCGAGCGCGTTCACGGTCTGCACCAGCGAGCGCGACTCGGTGTCGAGCCACTGGATCTCGATGTCGAAGGCCTTCGCCTCGTCCATGTTCCCGTTGGCCCACGCCGTCAGGCGCAGCATCTTCTCGTGCGCCTCGCCGCAGATCGTCCGGAAGTCGTTGGCCTTCCGGATTAGGCCCGCCTCGGCCGCCGCGAGTGCCTCGGCCTGGAGGTTCGACGACACGCCCAGCAGGTGGTGCGGCGGCGTCTGCGTGATCGCCGACAGAGCGCGCAGGTCGTCCTGGCTCGCCTCGATGAACTGCTTCAGGTCCGACGCGTCCAGCGTGCCGAACTTGGTGTCGGCGTCCTCGGCGATGAGCAGGTCCTCGATCCGGAGCCGCATCTTCTCGGCCTGGGCATCGCTGGCCTTGCTCGGCTTCGCCATGCCGGCGATGTACCGGATCTTCCACGCACCGAAGCGCTGGGTGATCAGGCGGTCGAACGTATCCTGGTCGATCCGGCGCAGCATCGGGATGACCGGCTCGACCTCGCCGGTCGCCCGGCCGTTCAGATCCAGGCGGTTGGCATAGCGCACGACCGGGCATACCGGGAACGGGTGGGTCGTGTGGCTGACGTAGGACCAGTCGGCGATCTCGCGACCGTCGTTCTTGACCAGGAGGTCGTGGACGGCGGTCTCGTCGTAGAACTTCACGCGCCAGCCCTCGTGCACGCCGAAGACGCTCTTCGCCTTGGTCGGCTCGGCCCAGATCGCGAACGCCGGCCACTGGTCCTGCGGATCCTGGAAGAAGGCGGACATCTTGTCGGCCGAGTGCGCCTCCATTCGCGCCATCTTCTCGCCGGTGAACGGGTCCTTAGACTGGGTTACGGCGCCGAAGGCCAGGCCGTGGGCGATGACGGAGCGGTGGAGCGGGATCTGCCAGGCGTCCCACTCATTGCGCTGCCAGGTGTCCCAGACCTCCATGTTGTCCTGCGAGTCCGAGCGGCGTACGCCGGACACGTAGATCATCTGCGCCAGCGAGGTGACGACCAGCCCAGCCCACGGGGTCTCGCTCCGGCTGGCCAGGTCGGTGTACTCGTCGGTGATGCCCTCGGGCTTGTAGACGCCCGGCGACCAGCGCAGGCCGATGTCGCTGTCCGAGAGGCCGAAGTTCTCGTGCAGGTCGTTCTGCTCGCCGCGCGTCCAGGCGTCGAGGATGATCGTCCGCTCTCGCTGCAGAAGGAACGCCGGAAAATTGAGGTGCGCTTGAGCGAGCACCGTGCCCTGCTTGGTCACCACTGGATCCTCCGGAAGTTAGTCATGTCTGTGGCCATCGTACCGGTCACCAGACCCTGCCGCTACGCTGCTCTTCTTCCTCGACCGTGTTGAGGTACACCCGACGTAGCAGACGGGCGCCAACCAGACACACAGCGAGGTCGATCTTGTGCTTGCTCTCGCGGTTCATTTTCATCAGCGAGGTGCCCCACTTGTTCGAGGGGTTCGCGCGCGCGTTGCGGAGGTGCTGGACCAGGGCCGGGTGGCCGTCGATCGCGAAAGTCGGAGCGAACTCCTCGAGCCGGTTCAGCGTCTCGAACTCGTCGACCGTGGTCTCGGCCGCGTTGACGAAGGCCTTCTGGTTCGTCGGGCTCGCCATGTCGAACATGATGGCGTGCGCGCCGAGGCCGCCCTTGACCGGCCAGGTCTTCGGGTCCAGCTTGTCCTTGTAGCGCATCATCCAGTCGTCGATCGTGGCGTCCCAGTAGTGGGTGCCGTCCTCGTCGTCCGTCGCGTGCGAGGGGTCAGCCCAGAAGCCGACGACCTTGAACCGATCGAACATCTCGGTGACCCGGCTGTCGACCTCGCCGCGCGGTGCCAGCCAGCGCTTGGCCCGCTCCTTCTGCTTCGGCGGCGACCAGACGCCGATGGTGAAGCAGTAGCCATCGGAGATCCGGCAGGCTGTGATGGCCGTCGCGTCGTCCGACTTCGAGCCGTCGAAGAATGCCACGATCGGCTCGTCCGGCAGGACGATGTTCCAGCCGACCTTGAGCTCGTCGTGCCCCGGGATCCGGCGCTGGTCGGCGACCAGCTTGTCGATGGCGGCCGCCACGGCTGCCGGGTCGACCCAGGCGTTCTCGGCCGCGACGATCTGGTTGAAGTAGAACCGCCGCGACAGACCCGCCGGCGAGTCGGTGTCCATGATGTCGTCGAGGATCGTCTCGATGTCCAGCCAGGTCGAGTCGCCCCGGACGGCCCGGATGATGGCCGCCAGGTAGGCCTTGATCTCGTCGTCCGTCGGGTCCGGGCCGCTCTCGTGCAGCTTCTTCGGCCGGATCCGGGCGTCGGGCGGCGCCTCCAGGGTGTCGTACAGGACCTTGGAGTCGTAGGCGAGGCCGGCCAGCTGCTCCTCGTAGCTCTCGCGGCGACGCTGGGCGACCGAGTCCTCGGACGGGTCGTAGGCGTTGGTGATGGCCAGGCGCCGGGCCGGGCCGCCCTTCGACTTCG